AATCTTAGGCTGGAATGAATTCTCACCAACTGCACGAACCATCTGCAACGGAACGTAAGGACAGTAGAACAGTCCTGCATCGTATGCGGATGAACCTTTGTAACCAACTGTGAAATAGTTAGTTGCTGCACTTGGTGCATATGGATCAACGAAAACTTTGAAACGACCATTCAAAGTTCCGACCATTGTGGAACCAGAATCATCAGGATCAAAATTATTTCCGGAAGGTGCTCCGGACAGCTGACCTGCCATTGCTAATGCGGATGCTACATCAGAAGAAGTAATGAGAACATTACCTTTTCCTCTGCGAGTATCTTTAGCAATTGCGTTTGCTTCGCGTTCAATCTGGAACATCAAACCCTTGAACTTCTCTACTGACCAACGGCCATTAGAATCGGTATCAAGATCGAAAGTTCCTGCGGATGTAGTATTATGAGCTGCACCAGTTTTTGCGTTGGTGTAGATAGTTCTCATAACTTCGCGGTTAATTTCAGCCAAAATTTCATTTGACAGAATGTTTGACAATTCTGTTTCAGCATCCAAACCGTGAACGGCTTTAAGATCCTGTGCCAATTCCATTGTGTACTCAGCCTTGAGTGCACGTGACTTAGCAGTAACAGTTACTTTGTCAATCGCGAATGCCATTTCGGATACTGTAACATCAGCTTCTTGTGTCGCTGTTGCGGTACCAGTACCAGTAGTCATACTAGCATCTGCGGGGTTGCTGTTAGCAGAATGAGTTCCACTACCAGAAAAGGATGAGTCGGCTTCAACAGAGTCCGCCGCTTCTACACCAGCCTGAGATGTGATGTGAGACTTCATAGCGAAGATCAGTCCGGTAGGACCAGTCATCGGTTGAACTCCACAAACATCATAGGCGATGAGATTAGGCATGGCTCTACGAACCAACGAAATTAAAACAGGATCAACGGTGTCAACGTTACCGCCGGTCTTGTTAGCGTGAGCCGCTTCTTGAAGATTTCCGAACATGCCACCATCATGTGACTGTTGCTCCCGCATGGCTTTCTCTTGGTTTTCCAAAAGAACTGCCGTTACGGCCTTCCGATAGTTGTCTTTAATCGGAGGGAGATCTTCGTGACCAAGAACCGGACCCCACTTTTTCTGAAGGTCTTCAGCTAGGTACATATTATTCTCCTATAGGTTTAAAAAATTAAGTATTGTAGCGTTTTATCGCTGATGTATAATGTTTCATCGATTCATCTAGTTTTTCTGGAGATTGCTCTTCAGTCACTTCGATGGTGTCATCAGTTTCAGTAATTTCTGATGTAACTGAATCAGTCTTTGGGAAATAACTCTCCTTAAGGACATTCAATTTCTCAATGTATTGCTCTGTGTTCTCAAATTCAATACCTTCAGCCAACTTAGCGATTTTTTCCGAATCAGTATCGGCCAAATCTTTAGTTGATTGTTTAAGGGCATCATCTTTTTTGAACTGAGCCAATTCTTTTTGGAGTTCTACTCCACGATTAATCTCTTCATCCAAAGAGGTTTCAAGATCTTCAACTTTTGTGAATAAGTCGTCAACCATGTCAACTTTCTCTTCAGGAATGTCGATGTAGTGTTCTGTGAAGAGGGTTTTGATTCCAGACATGAAATCTTCAACCAATTCGGAACGAATTCCTCTTTCGATTGCCAATTCATTTTCCTTCATCCACTCTTCTACAACATAGGTAAGATAACCGTCAACTTTTTCAGTAAGTTCTTTTTGGAACTCTTGTGATCCAGCTTCTTGTTCTTTTGCTTGCTCATCCATTCGGGCGTTAACTTCATCAACCACTTTGGCATGAACAGCGGCTTCGAAAATAGTCGTAGCCTTTGATTTGAAATCTTCAGAAAGTCCTTCTTCACCTGCTGTTAAGGCTTCAATGTCATCTTGAACATTAATTGGTCCAATATCTTCTGGAGTAACAGCGGCTTGAGTACGGGTTTCTTCTTTAACTTCTTTAACAGTTTCCAAAGAAGTTGAAGCCATGATCTGCTCATATTTACCAGCAAGATCACTTTTCAACATTTTGTTAACTTCATCATAGATGTTTTTCAACATTTGATTTTTAGTTGCAGGAATTACAGATTCTTTTTTTGCTTTTTTAGATTCTGCGGGAACTTCTTCTTCCTCTTCATCCCCTTCTTCCTCTTCACCTTCTTCTTTTTTGACGGAAGCTTTACTTTCTTCTACTTCCTCTTCATCATCATCTTCGTCTTCTTCTTCTTTTTTGACTGAGGCTTTAGTAGATTTACTTTCTTCTACTTCTTCTTCATCCTCTTCTTCGTCTGAAGAATCTTGTTCAGCAGCAGCTCTCCGCTTTTCAGCTAGTTCTTCTTCTGTCATTTCCTCAGACTCTTTGTTCAAAATTTCTTCAGACATTTAAATCTCCTAATCTGTTCTAATTAAAGTATATTTACTTTGTGTATTATTTAGTAATTTTATAAACTTGACATAAACTGATCAAAGGCCTTTAGTTGATATTCATCTAACTGCTTTTGACTAGTTATTTTCATTTCTTTTTCGATTCGGGCAATATGGCGTTCATCTAAAATACCATTATCCCATATCCACTCTTTTCCTTCCATAATTCCATTGACAAATGCCGCTGGAGCAGAAGGATCGGCCACAATATCTGCAGCAGTTGCAAGATAAAAATCATCTTGTACGTGACTACAATTGCGACCTACAGGCTTTAAGGAGCCCATTCCTCTGGATGAGACACCCAAACGGGCTCCCTCATCGATAAGGTTCTTTACAATTTTACCATAAGGCGTATCCATAATCTTTGCTCTACCATGAAAATTATCCCCATCTTCTTTTAACTCTGTAATCATGTGGGAAACTCTTTCAAGATTGACAGTCGGTCCTTCTGGATGTCCTAATTCTCCAAACGCTCTTTTTTGTAAAATATAATTTTGTTCGTATCTCTTAGCTTCTTTTTGAAGAATTGCTTTTGGATATACTCTACCATTACGATTCTTTACATTGGCTTGCATGAATACACCCTCAATAAAGTAATTTTTTTCTTTTCCGGCGCCTTCACATATAAATTCTACATCTTCTAGCTGTTCGCATATAAGTCTCATTAAATTTCTCCTATCATGTGAAATTACCTTTTAAAAAGTCAACTTTATAGCCCAACTTAGTATTTTCTTCGTATGCTGGGATGTCAAAGCCTGGTGCTTGTTTCTTTAATTCCATTATAATTGTATATGAATCACCCGCTCCGTGTCCGGTTGTAGAGAATTGTATATCTCCCAAAACTTCAGAAGTATCACCAGTTGCGTTTATTGGTATTCCTGGCCATTCATTTCCAGGCATAGACCAACTTCCATTACCACTTAATTCTGCAATATATTTTTCTGCGGTTGATCCGTCCCATTCAATAGCAACAGTCAAACCATTTGTTATCCACATTATTTTAGTAACTAATACATTCCATTCTAAGCCTGTAAAAGCACCACTATTTGCAACGGTTCTAGTATTGGCTCCAGTTACCCCTCCTACAATTGCATCTCCATTGGACATACCTGTATCTATTGAGGTTGCTTTCTTGTTTGTATTATCCCATCCAACAACTTCTACTGTACTTGCTCCGGCTGTAAAACCAGTAACAAGAAATGTTTCTGCGGCACCTACTGTTATTACTTCACCAATCTTAAAGTTTGGACTTGCTGCACCTGATAAGGTCATTGTGTGTTTTGCCCAAGCAAGTGTCGATAGATCGATTTTCTTTACATCCGATTCTGAGGCATCAGAAAAAAACTTCGCAATGTATTTTTTTTCTGTATCTAATAGTACTTGTGATTCAGCTGCCATCTGTTATTTCCTCTTGACTTTCCGGCTCTTTCGAGTCTGTATTTGGTTTAGTTAAAAAAGTTTTAGCGAAATCTTTTTTCTTACTTTCCAATGATACCATCACTTTTTGTTGAAGTACATCACCTATTGCGGTCTTTACTCCTGCAGCATCATCTGATCTAGAAAATGCTACGATATCACCAATTGTTGATTCATTAGACATAAATTTCCTCTATTATTTCTGTTATATTTATACTATTTATAAATTTTAGTTACTAATCACCTTTAAATCTGGCTTGTTTACTGTAGGATCAAATTCCCATTGTTGATCTTCTGGTTCTCCTCCACCGGCTTCTTCTTTCTCTGCCGCAATCTGTTCTTTCATTTGGTCAATTTCTTCTTGAGACAACTTGAGAATTTGTTTATTAACATATTCTTGAGAGAAATACTTACCAACAACTTCATCTCTATATCCCATATCATTTACTAACGTACCTAATCGTTCTCTCATCATTGTTGCTTGTTGTAGTTCTGCAAAGTGTGAATCTGATTCCCACTCGTATATTAAATTATCCCTTATAACTCCCCAATCTTGAGATGAAACAATTCCCTTGAGTAATAACTGTTTCTCTATGAGATCATTGAACAAAATATTAAATCGTGCACGTAATCTTTCAATAAAACGAGTAAATTTAACTTCATCTCTTGAAATTTCTTCTGCTCGGCCTAGTATAAATCCTGAATCTTGTTCTAAACGAGAAGGGGGAACATTGAGTGCTTTGTATAGTTTTGTTTTGAAGTAATCAACATCAGCCAATTCACCAAGATTCTCCCCTCCTGGCAAAGTTGAAATTTCTGTACCCCTACCACCTTCTCTACGTGGAAGCCAGTAGTCCTCTAACATACTCATATGCTTACGTTCATCTTTAATTTCACCAGAATTGGAATCATAGACAAGCTTATTCTTATATTTGCTCATGATATCACGTAGATACTGTTCCGCTTTGATCTTAGGTAAGTTACCAACATCAATGTAGAAAATTCTACGTTCAGGAGCACGTGAGATACGATAGATGACCACTGCATCTTCTAACATTCGTAATTGATTTAGGGGTTTGATTGCTTTGTGCAGGTGACTTAAAACTAATTTTCTATCGGGATCTAATATACCAGAATGTGCATAAGAGACAGAATCTGCAGCAATTTGAACTGTCATGCCTCCAGCTTGAGCAGTAGAAATTCCTCTTTCATTAAATAGATAATACTCTTGAAATCCAGCAGTATCTATAACTGTTGTGCCTTGTGCGTCTTGAGCAACTTTTGGTTCTCTAATCTTTTTTATTTTTAGGGGATCTATTGAGCGTAGTTCTAATATACCACGTTTGGGGTTTTTATTATCAATGATAATGTGAAAATACAATCTACCATCGACATACCACTTTTTAAACATTTCATAACCAACTTTACGAAAATCGAGCAAACGAATCAGTTCTTTAAATTCGTACTTTACCTTTTCTTTAATATCATCTGATAGATTTGATTTTTCTAGGCTAATGCTGACAGGAGAATTTTCCCTATTTGTAACAACGGCCTCATTAACAACATCATCTATTGCTTGATCACATTCGGGATATGTTGCCATCTCCCTATATTTTCTAATTAAGTCTAATTCATTTTTGGCATGACCCTCAAGATCTACATACGTACCGTATGCACCTCCTGATGGACCAATTTCAACAGCCCCGTCTTCAGGCTCTGGGAGTGCAAAAGACCTCTTATTTTTTGCGTCCTTGTCAACTCTTCCTATAGAAAATCCAAATAATTCAACTGCCATACATTCTTCCTAATAGGTGTAAAAATGGGAGTAAATTTCTCCACTCCCATATAAATTTGTTTTCATTACTAAATCAGATTCCGGCTTCAGTAGAAAGCCAATAATTATATTCCCATGTTACTGCAAAAGTTTGAATTTCATTAGTTTCCCACGACAAGGGTACTTCTGCACAGGAGGAAGGCCAGCAATCTTTAAAAGTATAAGTTTTAACTGATCCAACATCTTCCTTTGAAAGTTGTTTCACCTCTAAGGTTCCAGTATAACTATTGATCTTGCTCATCCCAGTTTGTCTAGAGTTACTTAGATGAGAATTGATCATATCCATCCAATTTTCAATATTGTTTCGGATAGCCATGTCCTCATCATTATAGACAGTTGTATTTAATTGTTGTGCAGCTCTATTACCAGGAATTTGTAAAGCTCTTCCCATATATGTAACAGTTCCGGCCTCTATGGTTGAAGCCGGGAGTACCGCCTCTTTGCACATGAATTTAAATTCTGACTCCGTATCTCCTGCGCCTGATCCTTTAGCGCCAGTTACAGAACATTCAAATAAACTTCCTAATGCCCCACCTTGTTTTAAGTGAGATACAAATGTGTCGATTTTAAATGACATAGTTTTTTTCTCCGATGACTAAAGTTAAGATGTGATGGGGAAGTCTTTTTTACAAGTACTTCCTTCGAAAGTCATCGTCTTCCCCCATCTGTCTGTTATATTTATATACTACTATTTATCGGTTATCCACCAATAATTTCTTCAAATTCCACACCGCTTCTAACTGCAACAAATTGTAGTTGTATGAAGTTAATTGAACGTGATGGTTTTATGTAGATATCTCCACGAAATTCGTTTCGGTCTACTACATCTACTGAATTATTACTTTCATCACAAATAACGGCAAAATCTTGAACTCCACCTCTCCCTTGAATATCTCTCAAGAAAGGTTCTACAGTAGCAGTGAATCTTGAACGAGTAAATGCATCGTTGAATTCGAACAAGAAGGAATTAGCCATTGCTGCAATGGATTTTTCTAAAAGGATAAACAACCTTCGTACATTGATACGATCAAATGCACTTGGTTTTGCTAATAGTGTTTTATCTCCAAAAAGAAGTATTCCACTTCCCGGCATTGCTGTAACAGGATTAATACCATTTTTATAAAGGTCATCCCTTTGTGTCTTATTTGGATTAAAAGGAAGTTTAATGGCATTACGAATATTACCTCTATCTAATCCAGCAGGCGACCAAAAAGGATCACGTGCTTCATCTGTGAAGGCACAACATCCAGCAATATCACCATTCAATGGAACATATCGATATACATCATTGTACTTATCGTACATGTATTTCCATCCAGAGTCAAGTACTGCGTATGAAGAACTTGGCATTGAATTACGGAATGATATAACATCATCAACTTCGCTTCCTGAGTTATTAACAACATTTGCTTGGGTTGGTGAAATAAATGCTACACAATCCTTACGATATTCTGCAATATTATTAATTGCATGAATAGCTGTTGCTGCATCTGCATCGGCGGTCATCAGAAGAGTAACATCTATTTCTTCTGCATTTTTAAATTTATCCAGAGCTGTTTGAATATTTCCGGCGGTTGCTGCAGTTCCAGCTGTACCACCAGTTAGACTTCCAGAAACGATAATTCCTTTACCATTAAATGTTCCGGATGCGGCTCCACCCCAAGCGGTTGTTCCACTATCGAGTAATGTGTCTGCATCACCATCTGCGTGATGATCCATCCAGCGAATATACTTTGAACCTCTATTAACTAGGTCTTTGTAGTAAATACTCTGTCCGTCTTCACCTTTAGATCCAGCGGCAACCGATCCTGAATATGTTTCAATAACTGTATTATTTGCTCCAGTAATTTCACCATCTTCATCCACAACTGCAATATGAATTTCATCATAGTTTCCGCTGTTACGTTTGGCATGAGCTGAAGTAACAGGCTCACTATCGAAAGAATCTGCATATTCCCATCTACGTGAATGAGTATTAGCGGATGCGGATGCAACAAAAGGTACTGTTACGATCATTGAAGTTGAATTAGTAATTGCCGAAACTTTACGTTCTTCATTAATTCCAATAAGTTTAACAAGATCACCTACAGTATATTGAGTATTAAGTGCTGTGTCTGTTCCAGTTATTGTAGTTCCATTAGCTGAACATGCTAGTGTTCCAACCATAGATGTTGTTGATTGACCAAATGCTGATCGTGATTTACGAATATATGCGCCGGTATTTGCAATTGTTGCATCTGCACCAATTGCAACCAAAACTGTATTGGATGTAACAGCGGTTGCTACACAAAATGCTGTACTATTAATATAGAGTGCATCTCCAACAGCAACATCATTTGAAAATGTTGTTCCTACTCCAATAACAGTAGTATTAGCTTTTGTGAATATTGCAGAAGTACAAGTAGGTGAAACATCTGTATTACTGTTAAGTGTTCCGTCTGCATTAGTATTTGCTCTTGTGGCACCACACATGGAAACTCTTAAACTGTTTCCAAGATCTCCTGGATATTTTGCGAGGAATGCTCCAGCAGAGGTGATTTGTGATCCACCCATGTCTGGGTCGTATGTATTCTCATAGTCTTCATCATTATTCACTTGTAGTGCGGTGGTCATCGCCGCATTATTTGCGGTTGTATGTACGGCACGAACTACTTTAAGATTTCCCGAATATGCGAGATAACTTGCGGCAGTAAAATATGTTTTATATGTGGCGGCGTTTGGTTTACCAAACTGACTTACTAATTCTGATTCATTACTAACTGTAACAACATCAAGTGCAGGTCCCCATTTAAAAGGACCGGCTATCGCACCTTCTGTCATAGACATTTCAGGTACAATAGTTGTTAAGTCAATTTCTTTGGTTACAACGCCTGGACTAATTGTAAAAGGCATCTTATCTCTCCTATAGATTAAGTTGAAAGATTATGGTTTATAGTTTTATACCATATTACTTTTATTTATCTTTTTAGAGTTCTCTATAATCATAAATATTAAGTGTTATCATAAATTTATAGAGGACATATGAATTACAAAGAAGCTTTTAAATTTTTAGACTGTAAAAAAGATAAAGAACGATTTCTTAAAAAAGTTGATCGTTCTGAAAAACATACAGAGTGTCATATCTGGCTTGCTTCAAAAAATAAAACAGGTCATGGAATGTTTTCTGTAATGGGTCAAACTATTCCTGCCAGTAGATATGCGTTTATGATGCATGGTAATTTCTCATCAATTTCTGGAGTACGAGGTGAACTAACATCTACTGAAGGAGTAACTCAGACTTGCTTCAATCCATCCTGTGTAAATCCCAAACACCTTGAAGTGTCTAATAAAAGAAAGATAGGAAAAAGATTATCTATCCGTCCCGAACAATTAATTACTGGTTCTTTGAGTTTTCTAAACAGATTAAAAAAGGAAAGACCTGATCTATCTAATAAAATTGAAGATTTAATAACAGAAATAAACAACCCACCTACTGAAGTTAATTTTGGAGATATAGATCCATTT